TTCTTAGGCTGCCTTGCGGACCTTCGCCCATCGTTTTTTCTGAGCCGCGCTGATCCTCGCGCGGGCGTCGGCGCTGAGTAGGCGACGTTTGCGAATCGACGACGTGATCGCAGCGATCGCGTCGTCGATTCGGTTGAGTTCGGTGGCGGTCTCGTGCCGCAGCAGATGCAGCTGGCGCACAATTTTCGAGCTGTTGTTCATTGTTGTTTTTCCCCTTTCAAAATTGCGGATCTTCGTCGTCGTCGGTCTCGTCCAAGCTGTCGACGATCTTCTGCGGCGCCTGTGGCAGCGCCGCGATCACCTGGTCGACCTCGGCGAGGAAGTGTACGACTTCGGCCTCGAGGATCGCGATCAATTTCTCGTCGCGATTGAAGCGCTTGACGAACAGCTGCAGATGCTCGGGCAGCCGCGGATCGTAGCTCACGAAGTCGATCCACTTGCGGCCGCTGCAGGCCAGCTCGGCCAGCAGCTGCGGCGCGTGCTCGGGCGGGACACGATCGTCACTCATCCAGGCCAGATGCGTCATGGTCGCCGGGCATTTGATCTGGATGCTGCCGTCTTCGTCGGGAAGGTCGCCGTCGGGCGAAGATCCGAAGCCCACGATCGTCGGGTGAAGGATAAAGCCGACCTTCTCGACTAGGACGCCGCGCTGCAGCTCATACGCCGCGCGGGCGTCCTGTTCGTGCGCGATTCCCCATCGCATCTCTGGCGTGACGTGATGCGGATAGGGCTGCCCGGTGAGGCGCTCGCAGATCAGCTCCGAGCGATAGATGCGGCGGTCGGCCGTCTCTTCGCGGATCCCGAGTTCCTTCTGTTTTTTGGTTTGCTTCTTCATGGCGATGATGTCGGCCGCGCGCGATGCGGTCCCGATCCCGCAGCGCAGCTCGGCCCAAATATCACCGCCCTGGTCGACGTCGAGGAAATTCTCTGGCGGCGTCATTGCACACCGCCCTTCGCGAGCTTGCGCTTCCGCTCGTCCTTCGCCGCGATGAAGGCATCGAGCGCGGCGCGATCGTTCGCCTTCTTCGCCTGTTTGCCGGCGGCCAGGTAGCGGGCTTTGAGTTCGGGCATCGTGGCCGAGTTCGCGATCTCAAAGCAGAGCTTGCGAACCTGGTCCGGATGCATCGGCTTATAGGCGACGCGATCGGCGATCGGGCCGCTGTTGCCATTGCTCGAGGCGCCGCCGGCGACGGCGTCCATCTCTTCGGCCGGCGTCGGCTGGTAGCCGGCGAGCACGACTACCCACGCGAACACATTGCGCAGCGCCTTCGCCTGCGCCCTGGTCTGCGCCATCGATCGCAGCTGGAAGAGCGGGACTTTCTCTTCGCCGACTTTGGAGCGGCGGCCGTTGCTGTAGTCATAGACGGCGCGCGTGTTCCAGTTTTTTTCGTCGTCGAGGCACATGGCTTGCGCGGCCGAGATCACCTGGCCGCTCGAGACGAGGATCGCTTCGGCGTGACACTCGAACCCCTGCACGCGGCCGTACTCGATGTAATTCGTCGAGCGCGCCGCGGGCGTGACGCCGAAAAAGCTGCCGAGTGTTTGCCAGTCTTCGAACTGCAGGAAGGTTTTCCCGTTGAGCACAACTTTGTTCGGCTTCGCCTCGATCAGCTGCTGCAGTGCCGCGGCGGCCTTCTGCGCTTCCTCGAGAACGATGCGAGGCGTTCGAGCCATGACGAGCTGCGTCTGCGGCTCGGGTAGCTCGAACGGAACGTTCGGCGTGAATTCCTGCTGCGGTTGACTAGCCACGCGTCACCGCCTGGAAGTGCCGCTCGCAGAATTCCTGCTCCGAGGGCAGATGGTGCACGGTGGCAAGTTCGCGGCAGTCGCAATGTTCATCTGAGAACCAACACTGGCCGAGCCGCGCGGTGACGATGCGGGAAACGCGACGGACTTCGAAGTTCACTGCATCTTCGAAGACCTGTGGAAAATGTGAGTGGGAGAGGACTGGTAGAGTGTTCTGAGCCACGTGAGCCTCCTAGCTAGGTTCATCTGGTTAGGGCGGCCTGAGTGCTTCCAACACTCAGACTGCCCGACTACACAGATATTCTCTCACCGTGCTTGCACGGTGTCAAGCCTTTTTCCTTGCCTTCGTGCCTGCACGGTGGTACATTTTCCCGCATGGACGTCCGAGAAATGGCCCGGCTCGGGGGCCTCGCCCGAGCACAATCGATGACCGCAGAAGAGCGCCGGGAGAGCGCGGCGAGGGCTTCTAAAGCGGCGGCTGCGGTCCGGAAACGCAAAGCGAAGCAGAAAAAGAAGCGCGCGCAGAGGTAATAGCTCCTCCGTGCTCTGGTGGAAATGCCACCGTGCAAGCTAGGTTAGATGCCGGAGGACAATTCCGTGAGACACATTATGATCGTGATTCTGCTTGGCGCGGCGAGCTGCGGTGTGATCCAAGCTCAGAGAAGCGGCAACGAACTCCGCGATCCATGCGCAGCAGCGGCCAACCGGGAAAAATCGATTGAAGCCGGGCAGTGTATAGGATTCCTCAACGGCTTTCAGCAAATGGCTGCAATGTTAGAGCCTGTAGCTGGGGTTAAACTCGCATGCCTTCCTGACGGTTCAACCCCAACACAGCTCGCAAAGGTCGTGGTCAGATATCTTGACCAGCATCCCGAAAAGCTCCATCTGCCTGCCGCGCAGTTGGTCTATGACGCGACTGCTGAGGCGTTCCCGTGCCCTACGCAGAGTGAGTCGAAACCAACTCCGGCCGCACCGAAGTAACTACCGGATGCGGCCGTTCGGGCTGTGGTGGCTTGCGTTTTAGGCGAGTGTGTTCCGCTGCCCAACGACAGGCAGGGCAGTCGCGCGCCGGATCGAAGCCGGCGCCGGCCGGCTGGTGGCATTCGTGCGCGTATGGGCAAAGAGTGATTCGCATGGGTGTTCCTGTTTTTCAACGTCGCATGGTCCCGTCCCTTGTGTTGAACGTCTCATGGCTTCACTCTCACCCGTATCAGGAAAACACCCGAGACGCCACACACCTCGGGTCATGCCCTTTTGCGCGGTAACCAGCACTTTCGTAACATCGGCCTCGAGCGCGCCCTGGTTTAAATTGAAGCCGCTGACCGCCAGGTCTGGATGTAAGCGCTCGCGCGCGCGCTAAAGCGCTGCCCACTGTCACACCCCATGAGAATTCCTGTGTTTGCTCGCGGCGCGAACCCGCGCGTCGATCGTCCCATTTTGAGGAAGTCAAAGCGCTACACTGACGACCAGGTCGCGGCCGGCCGCGCCGACTACATCGATCCCCTCGAGCCGGCCAAGGGAATTATCTGTCGAGAATTGATTTACTTCGGCCCGCGGACCGTAATCGAGCCGCCGGCGACGACGACTTCGGTCTCGATGGCCGAACTGCCAGGCCTGAAATTCGTGCCGCCGCAGACGGAGAAAAATCCGACGCTGCAGCGGATCCACGTCGACAACATCCTCATCGCGGCCATCAGTTGGGACTGGTCTCTCGAAGCCGCTGCCTGCAGCCATGTGTGACGTTCATCGAAGGATTCGGCTGGATGGTCGACCAGAGGATCGACGAGAGCTTGAACTCCCCGATCGTACTGAGTTCGGAGATGAGGCAGCTGCTCAGTGCGGTGATTTTCGGCGGCTTCGAACTATTTCCGGCGACCGGCCCGAAACGACTCGATGAAGCCAAGAAAAGAGATCGACGTTAGGACCGAATACGCGATCGCGCGCGCGAAGCGAATCGGAACCTACGACCAGATCGATCGCCGCGCGCAATACGACGGGCCCGATCGGGCGCAGCCCGGCGCCCTGCTCGAGGCGGTGAACGCGCTCGGCACTCACACGCGCGGGCTCAAGGCCGACGCCGATCGCATGCAACAGGATCTGATGAACTTGAAACTACGGAACGCGGTCGTCGTCGCCGTGATCACCGCAGTGCTCGCCCGCGGTCCCGAGATCTTCGCCTGGCTGGTCCGAATCACGCAATGACGAAAGCGCAGTACGAACGCGAAAAGCAACAACTCGCCCGCCAGGCGCAGATCGATCTGCTGGCCGCGGCGCGCCGGCGAGCGAATCTTCCTTACCTGATCCGCGCGGCTGGCTTCTGGCTCGATCGCTGGCAGGGGAAGCGACACCCCACACGCGGCACACACCGCAAAGGACGCGCCGCCTAGGCTGCGAGCCCTGTCCGACTTTGGGGAACTCGGACAAAACTAGCTTCTTTTTGCTTTAAGCAAATGCCGCATCACTTCGAGATCGAGCAGGTTTTGAAGCTTCTCGCAGAGGCGCGACGGAAGAGCGAGCGCGACTGGTTGATGATCCTGGTCACCTTCGTGCACGCGTTGCGCGCTTCGGAAACTGTTGGATTGAAACCAGAAAACGTCGTCGGCACCAAACTCGTCACGCCGCGGAAGAAGCGATCGCGGCCCGTCGAGGATGAGCTGCTCGAGCATGCGAATCCGCTCTTGAACGAGCGCCCGGCGGTGTTAGCTTTGTGTCGAAATACACGGCCGAAGCAAAAGCTGTTCCCGATGTCGGCGCGCACCTTCCAGCGCCGCATGCACACGTACGGCGAGGCCGCGGGCTTGCCGGAACTTTACTGTCACCCGCACACGTTGAAGCATTCGGTGCTTACCTATCTCGCTCAAACGATGGACGTTGAGCAGCTGCAGGATCGCAGCGGCCACGTCGAGATCGGATCGCTCGGGATATACCTGCATCCGAAGAAGGCCGTCACCGAACAGCTGGTGAGCGCTGCTTTCGCTTCAATCTAATAGTTTGCTTTGTTTGGTTTTGTCCGGCCCATGAGGGCCAGTTGAGACGATGGCCGAGCGCGGCGGATCCAGAAAACACCCTGCAGATTGTAAGTGCGGTCACTGCCCGAAGATCGGTCGGCCGAAGCAAGAGCGGCCGACGAACGCCGCGGTCGCCGGCCGAGTGCTGGCGCAGGCGAAGGCCGAGAAGCTCTGGCTCGCGATGATCGATCTCGAGCGCCGGCGCCTCGGCATTAACCAGGACGGCACTCTCAGCGCGAAGGAAAAAGACGCGATCACCGAGGGCGACTACCAGGGGAATTTCTCGATCATCCCGCTCACGAATCTGCTGCGGTATCTCGAGGATCGCCACTACGGCCGGCCAGTCGACACCGTGAACCATGTGCACAACAAACCGATCGAGATGCACCACACCTTTTCGATTTCCGATCGGTTGAAGCGCAGCCGAGAGCGCGTCGCAGCTGAAAAATGAGCACGGCCGCGGGCCAGATCCCGATCGAAGAGCAGGAACAGATCGCCGACGACATCGGGCAATTTTGTTACGATCCGCTCGGCTTCGTGCTTTACGCCTACGATTGGGGCGAAGGCGATCTCGCCGGCGAGCACGGCCCGCGGGACTGGCAGCGCAAAGTTCTCGAGCAGATCCGCGATCACCTCTCGAATCCGGCGACACGATACACACCATGCCAGATCGCGATCAGTTCGGGCCACGACGTCGGGAAGAGCGCGCTCGTCTCATGGGTGACGAACTGGGCGCTTTCTACGTTCGAAGGCGCGCGCGGGACTATCACCGCCAACACGAAGACGCAGCTCGACACCAAAACGCAGCCCGAGATCTCGAAGTGGTTTCGCCTGGCACTCAACGCGGAATGGTGGGACGTGAACGTCACCTCGGTAAAAACAGCCGAGGATGCGATGCGCGACGAGTGGCGGATCGACCTGGTCCCCTGGTCGGAAGACAATCCCGCGGCCGCTGCAGGCCTGCACAACAAAAACAAACGGCTTCTAATCGTCTTCGACGAAGCGAGCGAGATCCCTCTGGTGATCTTCGAGACCGCCGAGGGCGTCACACTCGATGAGAACACGGAGATCATCTGGCTCTGTTGCGGAAACCCCACAATCAACTTCGGCCCGTTTTTCGACGCAGTCTTCGGCGTCAACCGGCACCGGTGGAAGACACATGTTATCGATTCGCGTGAGGTGGAAGGCACCAACAAAAAGAAGCTCCAAGAGTGGGAAGAAGACAACGGCGAAGACTCCGACTTCTTTCGCGTGCGAGCACGCGGCCTTCCTCCGCGGTCGAATTCAGGCCAGTTTATTGACCAGGAAACCATCGAGGCGGCGGAACGACGCCGGCCGCGCTATCTTGCGGACGATCCTCTCGTCTGCGGAGTAGATTTTTCATGGGGCGGGCCCGACGACAACGTCGTGAAGTTCCGCAAAGGTTACGACGCAACATGTGTTCCGACGATCAAAGTCAAAGGCGCCGACACGCGGGATCCCGCGGTGATGACCGGCAAGCTCGCCGACGTGTTGAGTCGGACGTACATGATCGACGGCCGGCCGGAAAAGGTCGCGATGATGTTTCTCGACTCGGCCGGCATCGCGGCACCAGTCGAGCGGCGGCTGCGCGATCTGGGATTTTCGAACCTCTGCATCGTCAACTACGGCGCCGACTCACCCGAGCCGGAATGCGCGTACATGCGCGATTACATCTGGAACGAGATGAAGAAGTGGCTCGCCCACGGTGCGATCGGGAAGGATCCCGCGCTCTCGGCCGATCTCGCGAAGCCGTTGCTCGTTTCCGACAAGATGCAGCGGATCAAGCTCGAGTCGAAGGAAGACATGATCGCGCGGCTGCGGAAGCTCGGGATCAAGAGCGGCTCACCCGACGATGGCGACGCCCTGGCGTGCACGTTTGCAATGCCGGTCGCGCCGCGGAAGCCACCGAAGCCGGCGAACGCACCAAAGAAGTCACACTCCGCATGGGGTTAACCCGATGATCATGCAGAATTTTCTCGCGCAACGTGCCGGCATGCCGGCGCCCGGGGGAATGGGCCCGGGCCCGGGCGGCCTGCCACGGCCGCAAATGCCAGTGCAGGGCATGCCGGCTCGGCCGGTGATGCCGATGCAGCCAGGCGGCCCGCAATCGATGCTGGCGAGGCCTATAACGCCGATGCAGCCGGCACCAGGAATGCCAGGCGCGCCGGCCGGCGTGCAGGCGCCGGCGCCGCAGAACTTCCTTCGTCAACGCATGGGGATGATGTAGCTATGTCGGAACTGCGCGCCCGATCCCGCAACGCCCTCGCCGATCGTGTCTTCGGTCTGCCGAAGGCGCGAAAGTATCCCATGCCCGATAAACCGCACGCCGCGAACGCGAAGGCGCGCGCGACTCAGATGGTGAAGCGCGGCAAGCTCTCGAGCGCGCAGAAGGCGACGATCGACGCGAAAGCGAATCGCATTTTGAAACGAGGCAAGTAATGGCTCTCTGTATCCGCGCCGGCGTGCGCTACAAACGCCACCGATTTAAAAAGCAGAAGTGCGAGGCCTGCGGCGCAGCGCAGAAGCCGAAAAAGAAATGATGTTCGCGCGCATCAAACGCGCCTACCACTGCGAGGCCTGCGACTTCGAGCTGCGCTATGAGTGGCGCGAAACAGAATTCGGCCGGCGCCTGGTGCTGGTGCACGATCCGAACCGGGCCGGCTGCAAGTTTTCCGACAAGGTTTTCTATATTCCGCGGCTCGAGATCACCGAGTTCCCTGCGGAAGTCGCTGAAAAGTTCCTAACCAAATTTCACCACCGGGCTTAATGAACCAGGCGCAGCGGAATCTACCGACTCGCCCTCAGAGCCCGCGCAACACAAGGAATAACCGTCATGTCTCTACCATCGAACACACCGATCGGCGCGTTCACGACTCAGACGATCGCGCTCATTAACGCCGCCCTGGCTCAAGCCGGGCTCGGCACCACCGGAAACATCTATTACTGCGATCCGGTGAACGGCCTCGACACCAACAACGGCCAGGTGCCCGCCTCGAGCGGCGTCGCTGGCGTCGGACCAGTCGCAACACTCGCCGCCGGCTATGCGCTCTTACGCAACGGCTTTAACGACGTCCTGGTGCTGATCGGCAACGGCCAATCGACCGGATCCGCTCGAATCACGACTTTCACATGGGCGAAAAACGCCGCGCACTTGTTCGGCGTCTGCGCGCCCTCGGCAATTTCCCAACGCGCCCGCATCGCGAACCCGACCACGGCCGGGCTCGTCATCACCGCGAACTTTTTCACCGTGAGCGGTAACGGCTGCCTGTTCTCTAATCTGAGCTGGTTCCAGGGCGCCGGCGCCGGACAGACCGGCATCGCGGCCGCGATCTGCCTCACCGTTTCCGGACAGCGAAACGCGTTCATCAACTGCGACATCGAGGGCATGGGTGACGCGACCAGCGCCACCGACGCGGGCTCGCGAAACATCCTGCTATCGGGCGGGGAAAACTTCTTCAAACACTGCAACGTCGGGCTCGACACGGTGACGCGCACTAATGCGAACGCCTCGGTCGAAGTCACATCCGGCGCCGCGCGCAACATCTTCGAAGACTGCACCTTCCCGATCTACTCTTCCGACGGCTTACAGTACATGCTGTTAGCCGCCGCGGCCGCAGCGCTCGATCGCTTCGTGCTCTTTAAGGGCTGTCTCTTCCTCAACGCGCTCGGATCCGGCTCGACGATCCTGGCCGCGATCTTCCATCTCGCCGCAGCTGTGGGCGGACTGGTGATCCTTGACATCAACTGCGGATGGATCGGCACCGCCCTCGGTGATGCCACGACGAAGGCGCAGGTGTACACCAGCGGCGTCACCGCCACCAACGTCGGCGGGAAGATGATCGTCGCGACGTAGAGATCGGCGCACTACACAGAAGCCGCGGACGCGCGGCATCCCAGGCGCCGCGCCAGGCCTTCGATTCGGCCGCTAACCGGTCGAAGGCCTGGCGAATTCGTTCTCCCCATGACGCAACGCATCAGCGCAAAAGCTGCCGGCTATATGGAGCTGGCCGGCGCGGTCAAAGACGCGCAGTGTCGGATTGTGCACGTCGAGGGCGGTGTGTCGAAGCAGCGCGGCTGCTGCAATCTGTTCGATCCCGAGTCGGACGCGGTGAAGCAGTTCCGCTGCGGTAACTGCGAGTACCTGGTGCAGATCCACGAAGCCAAAAAATAGAACCTGGCAGGCCGACGAGCTGGTCGATCGGCGCTGGCCTCTGCTGATGAAATTTCTCTACGCAGTTTTCGGGCTCTGGCTCGCGATCGCCCTGGTGCCGGATCCGGCGCCGCCGAAGCCGGCCGGCATGATCGAGGAAAAAGTCTGGTTGTCGCAAACGTGCAAGGGCTCGCGCTGGTATCTCGAGGACTCCGACGAGCAGACGGCGACGCTGTCCTGCTATCAGTCGGCCGATCCCGACGGTGATCGCTAAATGCCCTACACCGAAAAACAAGTTCGGTTTCTCGAGTCGAGCGGATCTCCGCTCACTGCAGCACAAAAAGCCAAAATGAACGCCGAGCTACACGAAGATCCGTCGCTCGGACATCACAAAAAAGGAAGCGCCGCCATGAAACGAGTTGCCAAAGCAGAACCAATGCGAGAGATGCGGATCGAGATCCACCGCGGGCCAGGACCGAAAAAAGCGGTTACCGGCTTCACCGTTCACCACCACATGGTGCCTAAGCCGGCGTCGAAGTCGGGCGCGTTTATGGAAGACACCACTCACCAGCAGCCGTTCTCGAAGGACGAGCACGGCAAGATGATGAGCCACGTCACGCAACACCTGCAGGCGCAGCTCGGCGCGGCGGGCGCTGCTCACACAGAACCCGACGGCGACGAAGGCGAGGGCGAGGGCGAGGCGGAAGAGTAAAGGGGTTTTTGGCTGCGATCCACCAGGTGACGCGTCCCGTCGCGCCAAGGTGACAGCTGACCGCAGTTACTAAACCAGAAACCATTATGCCGAAGATCACGCTCAAAGAGCGCGCGCAGATCAATCACAAGCTGAAAACACTCGGCTTCGGTGGGCTCGAGGATCCGACGATCTTCCAGCAGATCGCGACGCTCTATCGCAATCACGACGCCTTCCGCGGGCTGTTGATGTCGACGGCGCCGGACCAGCGCCGCATCGCATACGACTCACTGCGGCCGCACTTGTGCTTCGTTCCGAAGCCGCTCGACGTTTACGAGCGCGAGACGAAGGAACGAGCCGAGCGCGAGCAGTGGGACGTCTACGACGGCTCTGCCTATCCGCAGCCGTTCAAGGTCGGCGAGATCGAGTCGGACGAGTACAAGCTGCAGAAGCTCGCCGCCGAAGCGCTCGAGCAGACCGCCCACGAAAAAGCCGGCGGGACGCTCGAGCTGCGTTGCAAGCGTTGCACGGTCCTCGCTCACTTCCCTGCACCGACGCGAAAGCAGGCGCTGAAAACAGCGCACGATCGCGGCTGGCGATGGGACGAACGCAACGGCCAGAAGCGCGAGTATTGTCCGGATCACGTGCCAGGCCGCGGATCGATGACGATCGAGTGCGGCGGCGAGCGGCCGGACTTGATGAACCCTGGCGAGACGCTGCCCTGCGGGAAGCGCGAGCGGCTGCGCGTCTGGGACGAGCAGGATGGCTACGCGATGGCGCGCCGGCTCGGATGGGAAATCACTGACAGCGGCACCAAATGCCCGCAGTGTGCGACGCGCCTGGTGCTCGTTCAATGATCTTCTTCCTGCAGCTCTGGCGTTGGGCGATTCACTGGCAGCTCGGCGGCTATGATCCCGAGCGCGACCAGCACGTGATCGCGAGGCTCGAGCTGAAACAAAACTACCGGCCGCGCTATGGCTGGCGCGTTCTCTGGATCCAGAAACCGGACTGGAATCACTTCCCGACGACCGCGGCGCTGCGGATCGAGCGCACGAAAAACGGCGAGACGGCGCTCTACACCTTCCGCGGGCCGATCGAGCGCACGATCGTGCCGACTCTCTAACATGGCTGCCCCAAAACCAAACGAGATCCGCGAGTGCTTTAAGGACTATCGGAATGACTGGCAGGATATCCGCGAAGAAGCGGATCTCGACATGCGCGCGATCTCCGTCACCGGTCCCTGGACGGATGAAGATCGCGAGATGCGCGAGAACGCCGCGCGGCCATGCATTCACCTCGACCAGATCAATCAATTCTTAAATCAGGTGAACGGCAACGTCCGGAAAAACAAACGCGCGCCGAAGGCGATTCCGAAGGGCAATGGCGCGAACGACGCCGACGCGAGCAAGCGCTCGTCCCTGATCATGGGGATCGAAGAGCGATCGCAGGCGCAGCCGATCTATCTCGGCGCCTTCCAGTCAATGGTCGAGCGCAGCTATGCGTTCTCGGTGATTCGCACCGAGTACCGCGACGACTCGAGCTTCGACCAGGATCTGGTGATCAAGCCGATCCCGAACCCCGACACCGTGCTGCTCTCACCGCACTATAAGCAGCCGAACGCGTCCGACGTTCCCGACGCCTTCATCCTCGACCAGGTTCCGAAAAGCGAATTCAAAAACAAGTACGGCGACGCCGACATCACCGATTTTTCCGGCGCCGTCATGGGCGAGACGCACGCCTCGGACTGGATCACCGATCGCACCGTTCAAGTCGCCGAGTACTGGAAGGTCGAGCACACCTATTCGAAGCTGCTGCTAGTGCAACTCGTCGATCCGACGACAGGCGCCTCGATGGGCCCGCCGCAGATCTTCAAGGAAGCCGAGTGGCTCGAGCTGAAAGCACGCGGCGCCGCCGGCGAGGTGAAGCGCGATCGCAAAGTCGCGAAGCCGAAGGTCATGCAGTATATGACCAACGGGCTCGAGATCCTCGACGAGATCGAATGGGCCGGCCAGCGCATCCCGATTATTTCCTGTCTCGGGCCCGAGCGATGGACAACAGAAGGCGGCAACGCGAAGCGCGAGCTGCTCTCGATGGTGCGCTTCGCGCGCGATCCGCAGATGCTGTTCGATTTCCTGGCGTCGCAAGAGTGCGAACTCGCCGGCATGGTGCCGAAAGTGCCGTTCGTCGGCTATGTCGGACAGTTCGAGACCGACGCCGAGGCCTGGGACGAAGTCACAAAGGTGCCACACCCCTATCTGCAGGCCGACATCGTGATCGACAAGGGCTCGAACGAAGTGCTGCCGCTCCCGCAGCGGGAAAACTTCGACGCGCCCTTCGCCGAATACGAGCAGGCGAAAGATGCCGCGGCGCGCGCGCTGCAGGCCTCGATGGGAATCACGCCGCTGCCCGACGCAGCACAACGCAGAAATCAGAAGTCGGGCGTCGCGCTCGAGAAGATCGACGACATGGAATCGCTCGGCAGCTTTCACTTCGTCGATCGCTACGAGAACGGCTACTTGCACAACATGGCATGGCAACTCAACGACCTGATCACTCCGATTATGGACACCGAGCGCCAGATGCCGGTCGCGCAGCCCGACGGCTCGCGCAAGTTGATGCACCTGGTCGGCAACACCTCACACCCGCTCGACGACCAGGGCAGTTACACCGTGCAAGGAAGCGACGGCCAACAGCTGCCCGCGGATCACATGCATACCGGCAAGGGAGAATTCGACGTCACCATCTCAACCGGACCGGCAGAGGCCTCGGAACGCGCCGAGCAGGACGACTTCGTCGACGGCTTGATCGAGAACATCGCGAACCTGCCCGCGCCAGGAACGCCGGCCGCGAAAGTTCTCGCGCTCGGGATCCGGATGCGGCCGACACTCGGGCCGATCGGCCGACAGATCGCCGACGTGTTCGATCCGCCGCCGGCAGATCCCAACATGCCACCCGAGGCGCAGGCCGCGATCCAGCAGCTGCAGAGCAAGCTGCAGGAACTCTCGCAAGAGAACGCCGCGCTGCACGCCGATCGCGCCGGCAAGGTGCTCGAGCAGAAGACGAAGCTGATCATCGAGCAGATGAAGCAGGACGGCGAGAACCTGCGGACGCAGCTCGTCAACGACATCAAAGTTCTGCTCGGTGAGATCGCTGCGAAATCGCAGGACGAGAGCGAGCGCCGGCAAATGTACAAAGAGTTTTGGCTCGAGAATCATGGCGCCGCCCACGACGCCGGCCTCGAGGCTATGAGCCACCAGCACGCGCAGGAGATCGCGGAACAGTCGGCGGCTCTGCAGCCGACGGCGCCACCGGATCAGCCGCAGCCGCAGGACGGCGCATGAGCGCCGCGGCTTGCTGGTGAGCGATCCAGTCGAGCACCGGCGGCCGACGCTTGATCAATTCGAAGTACGCAGGATAAACGCCATAGATCGCGCCGCACTGCATGCACGTCGCCAGCGTTCGAGAGAGATCGGTCTCGAGTGAGAAGATCCCGCCGGTATAGCACTCGATGCAGCGAAAACTGATCGCATCCATCACCCGAATTTAGCACTCGCGCCGCCGGTCCCGCGATACATCCGGCACTCAGCACAAAAGGAAAAACCATGACACGAACCGTCACTCCCGACGCCTCGGTAGCGTCTGATCGCTTTAACGAACGTGAACCCGCTTCGCGCTTTCTGCCCGACGACGACAAATATCGCCTCACCGGCGAGATCTCGGAAGGAGATCTCGAAGTCGCCGGCACACAGCGCACCGACGGAGAATCACATATTCCCGAGGGCGTTCGCGAAGAGCGAGAGCAGGAACACCAGGAACGAAAGCCAGTGAAAAAGGGCGCCTCGGCAGCGTCCACCGAGCAAGGCGAAGAAGAAGCCGACACTGAGGGCGCCTCGGCAGCGTCCGACTCCGATACCGCCGCGGCCTCGGAAGCCGCATCCACGCAGAACACTAGAACCCCCGCAAAGAGTGAAACCCGATGGCAGAGGCTCAGTCGCGAGAATCGAGAACTGCGCGAGAAAAACGCGCGGCTCGAGGGCGAACGAGCTGGTCGTGAAACAACGCGTGACACCTCGCAGGCCTCGCAAACTGCAACGACCGCGAAACCTGCCACCGGCGACAGCGTCCCGAAGCCGCAGATCAGCGACGTCGATCCCGCTACTGGAAAACCGAAGTACAAGTCGTTTGCCGATTACGAAGCCGCGAAAGATCAATGGCTCACCGATGAGGCAGTGCGGAAATTCCAGCAGCAGTCGACGCAGTCCTCGCAGGAACAGCGGCAACGTGAAGCCGAAGCCGAGATCGGGCGATCACTCGCGAAGAAGTTCGAGGGAACGCGCGCCAAGTACAAGGACTTCGACCAGGTCGCGCTCGGTGAGCATTTGACGATCCCGCAAGGATCCGTCACCGACATGTTTCTGGTCGACTCCGATCACGCCGGCGAAGTGGCTTACTACCTCGGGCAGCATCCGGAAATCACGCAGGGGTTTTATCAGGTCGACACCAAAACCGGGCGATTCACCAACAAGATCACGCCGCAGCGCCAGTTCCGGAAGTTGATGGAGATCGAAGCGCAAGTCGCCGGCAGCGCCGGCGAGGGCGCCGGATCTGGCGAAGGCGAAGGTGAAGGCGAGGGCGAACAGCCCGCGCCCGGCAAACGTTCTGCACGGCCCATCACCAAGGCGCCGCCGCCACCGAATCAGGTTTCCGGCAAGGGAACTGTGTCGAAGGATCCGGTCGTCGACGCCGTCGAACATGGCGACTCAGAAGCCTATATGCGGCAAATGAACGCCCGCATCCTGGGCGAGCGCTCGAGGAAATAAACCGTGCCCAACCAATTTCTCAACACCTCCTGGATCTCGATGGAGGTGCTTCGCAACCTGAAGAACGCTTTGAAGGTGGCGGAGTATTTCAACAGCTCTTGGGAAAAAGACTACGAGAAGACCTTCGCAGTCGGGACCACAATTCAGGTCAAGTTCCCGCAACAGTTCACGATCCGAGATGGTCTCGGATACAACCCGCAGGGCATCAACCGGATCTCGACGACCGTGTCGCTCGATCAGCCGTTCGGAATCGATTTTCAGTGGGACGATTACGAAGCAGCTGTTAAGGCCGAGCGCAGCGAGAAAGAGATCCGCGAAGAGTATCTCGAGCCCGCCGGCGTGCAGTTGTCGAACGAGATCGACTCCCGCGCCGCGCAGTTCGCGAAAAACAACATTTCGCAGATCGTCGGCACACTCGGGACCGATCCGACGTCGATCGTGTACCTCGACCAGGCGCGAGCCCGGCTGCTGCAGAAGGCCGGATCGTATCTGTCGAAGAAGCGCGCCGCGCTGATCAGCTCGTCAATGCAGACGAACTCGATCAACACGCCGGTGACGTCACTCTTCCAGCCGGCCGACGCTATCACCGAGGCCTTCAAAGAGGGCTCGATGGGCAAGCTGAAAACCTTCGATGTGTTTGAAGAGCAGAACCTCTACTCACACACCGCGGGAACGTGGGCGGCCGCAGTCACCGTTCATGGTGGCGGGCAGTCGGGAACGTCCCTAGTGATCACCGGCACCAACGGCGACACCTTGAAGCAGGGCGATAAATTCTCGATCGCGAACGTGAACTTTGTGAACCCGCGCTCGCGCCGCATCCCTGGCCCGCCGACGCCGCAGACCTTCACTGTGACGCAAGATTTCACCCTGACCGGTGGAAACGACACGATCACGATCCTGCCCGCGATCTATCCGCCCGGACCGAACGGTCCGAGCCAGTACCAGAACGTCGACGCAGCACCGGCAGACGGCGCAGCGCTGACGCTCTTCCCTGGAACGCCGAATCCGAACGGCGCGCAGGGAACGATCGGCCTGGCGATCTCGAACCAGGCGTTCGCGATCGTCGGCATGCGCTTCTATCTGCCGAAGGCCGTGGAAGCTCGCAGCCAGGCCGAAGACAAGCAAACGGGGATCCCTGTTCGCTTCGTCAAGGCGTGGGATCCAGTGCACTCGCTGCAGATCCATCGCTTCGACACCGTCGTCGGCTTCGGAAATCTCTACCAGGACAACGCCGCAGTCGCGTTGCTGGGAGCTTAGGAAAAGGAGAATTCCCGCTCGCACTGAGCGGGCGCAGTTCGGCCCGCATCTTGATCGGGAGTCACAACCATGAAAAAAGCACTCGCAGTACTCTCTCTCGTCCTGGCTCTCGCGATTTCATCCGCGTTCGGCCAGGCAATCGCCTCGAACTTGATCCTGTCGACGACTTCCCTGTCGGCCGCGGTCAAATCGACCTCGACAACTTCGATGACACTCGCCAGCTCGACGGGCGTCGTCGCAACTTCGACCGTGCTCTGGATCGACGACGGCAACGGCGGAAACGGCGAGGCCGTCTTCGTCAACGCTGTCGGATCCGGCGGCCAGGTCTCAGTCACCCGCGGCTATAACGGCACAATCGCCAGCCAGCACCTCTCCGGATCTGTTGTGATCTTTGGGGCGCCGGCTGCGTTTGTTTCGGCCGATCCTTCCGGATCCTGCACTTCGACGACCGCATACACGCCGACGATCAACATCCTCGGCGGATCAAACGGTCTAAAGGGCGGAAACCAGTGGATCTGCTCGAGCATCTCGAACTCTTGGGTGCCTGGTTATTTCAACACTCAGCGTCCGGCCGGCGTGACGACTCTCGTCGCGTCCGTCGCGGGCGCGACGAACCCGACAGGGCCGCTGTTCCACGTTTCCGGAAACAACGCGATCACCGCGTGGGGATCCTCGACGTCGGCCGGCCTCGGCGCCGGCGGCGGATCGGCGACGCAGCCTTACGGCGCGCCGTTCTGCGTGATCCCTGACGGCGCTTACACCACCACCGCGACCAACAACATCGGCAAGGCGACAACGGCCGTTGTTGGACGTCTGCAGTGTTGGGTGTTCGACGGGACAGCGAAAGTCTACATCCCGAGCTACAACTAACCATCCCGAGGGCGGGAGAACCTGCCCGCCCTCGTTTTTTCCGCCGATGCCACTCAATGAGTCGACGCGCAAAACGCGCGAGCGCTGGCCTCTCGCTTTCGATCTCGAGGGCGTACCGCGCAGCACCGCGATCCGAAGTCGACTGATCGAAGAGCAGCAGCAGCCAATAGAAACCGAGGAATCGATGAACTCTGCAAACGTTCCACTTGTGCAAAATAACTTCGCCGTCGACTACCAGGCCGGCAACAACGTGATCGACATCAACAACCCGCCGACGAAGCGCTACCAGCATCAGGAATTTCCGAAGCTGGTGTATCACCACGAATCCGGCCATGTGCTGCGGATCGAGGATGGTCCCGACGCCGCGAAGCAGTTGAAGCTCGCCGAGAAGAAGGGCTATGTCACGAAGCCGGCGCCCGATCGCGACTACTCTAAAATGAGCCGCGCGAACATCGCGCCGGTGAAGATCGCCGTCGAGGCGCCGCCACTCACCGACGAGCAGCTGCTCGCCGCCAGCGACGAAGACGAAGACGAGAAATAAATGCCGATCGCGCCACCAGTCACGCCGCCGGCGCCGCTCGCTTATACGGCGCTCGATCTCATTACCGATGCTTTCATCGAGATCGGTGCCTGCCCGCCTGGCGAAAATCCGTCACCGGAAGAAGCTGAATGGGGACTGCGCCAACTCAACGACCTGATCGACGTGTGGCAGGCGCAGAAGAAGTTCGTCTATTCCTGGATCTTCCAGGTGCTGACGCTGCAGGTTATCCCGAACCCGCAGACGATCGGGCCGAGCGGGACTGCGACGTTCTCGACGAACGGCCAGCCGCGCCCGGTGAAGATCGAATCCGCGGCGACGCTGCTCAACACTAGCGGGACGCTGGTCGACGCGCCGATCATCAATATCCGCGATCGCCAGTGGTGGGCAAACCAGCAGACCAAAGAGATCCAGACGAACATCCCGACGGATCTCTTCTACGATCCGACGTCGCCAGATGGCTCGCTCTACTTCTGGCCGGTGCCGAATGCTTCGATCCAGGTCCGGCTGCAGTTTTGGGGAACGGTCGCGCAGTTCGTCGGGATCACCGATCCGATCGGCGGGCCAGGCGGGCCCGGCACCTTGCCGCAGGCCTATCGCGCTGCGATGAAGTACACGCTCGCCGAGATGCTTTTGCCTGGTTCGAATCGGGAGCTGCACGAAGTGCTCGCTGGCAAGGCCCTATTAGCGCGCACGGCCGTGTTTGGAAACAACGTCAAATCCCCGCGGATGGGAACTCAAGATTCGGGGATGCCGAAGGCCGGCCGGAAGGGGAAGCGCGGCGATTTTAACTGGTTCACCGGCGGGCGGCCAGGCGGCGCGCCCGAGTAGATCTCGTCCTCGAGCGCCTCTCGAACGGGATAGCCTAGCCGTAGTCGCAGCGGAACTTTCACGCCGATCGTCGAGCCAATCGCCGCCGCCGGCAGATCGTCGAAACCTGGTAACTCTGAAAAACGCAGATTTTTCTCGAGCTTCACTAGGCTCTCGTATGAGATCCAGTTGATGGTTAAAAACTGATTCCCGCCGGCGCCGGCGCCGAGGCTGATCGGCACCTCGTTCGGTACGATCACGCCGGCCGCGGTCGAGCGCCAGCGAAACAGCTTTTCGATGAGCGACGGAAACGACCAGACGCGCGCCGCGGGAATCGCCGGCGCGACGATGGCGGCGCCGGCCGCGGCCGCGAACAGGGTGAGGAAGCGGCGGCGATTCATGGCACTACCTTCGCGCGACGGGGATCAAGGATCAGCTTTTCCGGCGCCGGCTCATCGAGGAAGCGCCAGGCGCCGCTCGGAGTTTTCATTGCGAGAACGGGAACGCGATCGCCCGGCCATGTCATTTTATCGATCATCACGAAGTCGCGGCCGTCGACTCTCTGCTGGACGAGTTGCTCGCGCGTGATCTCGCGAGTCTTCTGGTTAAAGTACCAGCGCTCGAGCAGTGGCAGAAAATTCGCGTCGACCTGGTTGACGAGCTGCACGCCGGCGGGCTCGAGAAACCGATCGCGCAAATGATCAATCGACAACTCGGGGATTACGATCTTCGATGGAAACGACCAGACTCGACCAAACGGGATCAGCGGCGCCACCGCGGCCGCGGCTGCAGCACCGGCAAACATTTTCAGGAATCCGCGGCGCTCGAGCATGAAGGGATTTTAACCGATGGATGCAAACGACACTCTTACTCTCACGCTGCGGCTGCATGATCCGAAGGAAAAGAAAAACGCGAAGCTCGCGGCCTCGTGGGTGATCGTGCAAGTCCCGCGGGAAGATCTGCAGCTTTCGCCGCCGGAATTCGCCGCGAAGCATCTGATCCCCGCGGTCGAGCAGCTCGAGCACTTCACAGTCCCGCGATCGGCCGGATCCGCAGCTGCTCAAGACAGTGCACCTCCCAAGTCGCAAGGGAGCGCATCTTCGAATCCGCCGGCGGCCGGCGGTGACGCTCAAGCCAAGCCGTGACCATGCGCTGCTGCTCGGCGCGATAGACCTCGAGAACGAGTTCGTCGACCAGGTGAGGCGATGTCGGCGGCGCCTTCTGGCGACCTGATGGCAGCACGATGAACGATCGGCCGCGAGGCCAGCCGGCGACGAGATCTCGAGCCTTTACTTTCATCAGGCCATTCTAGCAATGCCACCTTTTAAATTTTGCGGCCCGAGCTACACCGCGCAGTCGCCGATCATCGACGACGAGATCGCGATGAACTGCTACTGCGAGGCCTCGGAGTCGGCCGGCGCCGCGACCGACATCGCGCTGCTGCATACGCCCGGCCGCAAAAAGTTCGCGACGCTCGCCGAAGGCTCTGTCCCGAACGGCTTCACCGTCAACGGCCGCACGTTTTTCGCCAGCTCGTCGCTGTGGGAACTCGACGCCGCCGGCACGAAGACAAACCGCGGATCGCTCGGCGCCGCGCCCACTCGGCCGACGATGATCCTGTCGAACGAGACGCAGCTCGTCATTCTCAACAATGGGAACCTCTTTGTGCTCACGCTCGCGACGAACGCCTTCATCGTCGTGAACATGGGCCAATTTAACGGCCCGATCAACCAGATCAGTTTTCTCGCCGGCTACGTCGTCGCCACGCTGCAGAACTCGCACACCTTCCAGGTTTCGCAGCTCGAGGACGCGACGACCTGGTCCGGCCTCGACATCGCGACGATCTCTTATTTCCCCGACAACATCGTCTCGATGATCTGTGATCACAATGAGACCTGGTTCTGGGGCGGGAAAAAAGCGCTCGGCTACTACGTCTCGCAGGGTTTGACGTTCCCGCCGCTGATCCCGATCCAGGGCGCATTCATGGAGAACGGATCCGGCGCGACCTTCGCGACCGTGCAGGCCGACAATTCTGTTTTCTGGCTCGACCAGGACGAACGCGGCTTCATGGTGGCGCGCCGATTGAACGGTTATGCCGGCGATCGCGTATCGACGCACGCCGTCGAGTTGGCCTGGCAGAGCTACAAAACCGCATCCGACGCGGTCGGCTGGACGTATCAAGAGCAGGGGCATACTTTCTGGGTTCTCTACTTCCCCACGGCGAACGCGACCTGGTGCTTCGACATCTCGCAGAACCTCTGGCACCAGCGCGGGTTCTACGTCGCCGCGAACGGCACCTATATCGCCGATCGGGCCATGTGCCACACCTTCAACTTCGGGAAGCACCTCGTCGGCGATTGGGCATCGGGAAACGTCTACGATCTCAGTTCGAACTATTTCGACGACGACGGCGCGATCATCCGCGGCTGGCGCCGCACGCCGACCGTTGCCGACGAAAACCAGTGGCTTTACTTCGACGAGATCGAGTTCATTCTGCAGACCGGCCAGAAGCCGACGGTGCCGCTGCTCGATGGTGATGGAAACCCGCGGCCGGCGCAGCTCATGCTTCGCTGGTCGAACGATGGCGGAAAAACCTGGTCGAATACCTATTACCTGTCAGTCGGGCTTGAGGGCGAGTACGACAAACGCGTCATAAAGCGCATGCTCGGCCGCGCGCGTAAACGCCTCTGGGATGTCACCTGGACGGATCCGATCGCCTGGCAGTTCAATAACGCATTTTTGAAAGTGCGAAAAGAGAAGATCGCGTGAGCACGCAGGACTCGAAGCTCTTCGATCCGCCGACCAGGTCGAAAGCAGTCGACGAGAAGGGCTTCATCGCCGAGCCATTGAAGCTCTGGCTGTTCTCGGTGCAGAACCTTCTCCCGCTGAAGACGATCGACACCAGCGCCGGAAGTTTCGACGAGACGGTCCCGCCGGCGGGCCTGAACGCAGCGACGGGCCAGTCGAACCAGAACATGGAGATCACTTACGTGAAGTCCTCGAGCGACGCGAACAGCTACACGCTGCACGGCGTCGAGGGCGGCGACATCGTGATCTCGGCACAGTTCGCTTTTTTCAAAATCAAGAGTGACGGAACCAACTGGTGGAAGACAGGTTAAATTTCGAAGCCGGCGATCGCGTGCAAGTTTCGCAGAGTGAGATGGCAGCGGCCGCGAGGGCGGTCAAAATTTTCCGATCACGCGATTACTCCGCGATCCGCGCGCTCTGCACGCATCCGCGGATCTTCCCGCTGATCGCCGACGACTATCACACCGATCCCGAGGCCTGGCAGGTTCCCGAGAACGACGCGATCGTGTATCTGCTCGCCTCGGACGACGCCGGCCCGTTCGGCTTCGGCATTTTCCACCCGATCAACATGGCGTGTTATGCCGGTCACTTCGGCTTTCTCCCGCGAGGCTACGGCGCCGACGCGCGCAAAAGCTTCGAACGCATGCTCACCTGGCTCTGGGAGAACACGACAGCCGAAAAAGTTGTCGGCGAGATCGTGCGCGACAACATCCTCGCGATCCGCTTCGCGCGCTCGGTCGGCTTTGAGATCTACGGGCTCAACAAAAAGAGCTTCCGGCGCGGCGGCGTGCTAGTCGATCAAGTTTGTCTCGGAATTTCGAAGAGGTAACTCTATGAGCTTCGTGTCGAACATCGTCGGCGGCCTCATGGGCGCCAGTGCGGCCGGCAAGGCCGCGAATGCAGAAGTAACCGGCGCACAGCAAGCGCAAGCGCTCGAGAAACAGAACCAGGACGCCGCAGTCACCGCGCAGCAAACCGCGCTCGGCAACGTCACTGCGGCCGAAACGCCCTATCAGACTGTCGGCTCGACCGGCGCGAACGCGCTCAACAAATACATCAGCCAGGGCTTCACAGCGCCCGATCCTAACGCCGTCGCGTCGACGCCCGAGTACCAGTTCGCGCTGAAACAAGGCACCGCAGCGATCGATCAGAACGCCGCGGCGAACGGTACGCTATTCACCGGCAACACCGGCACGGCTCTCGAGAATTACGGCCAGGGGCTCGCCTCGCAGCAGTACCAGCAGGCCTACAACAACGCCCTAAACACGTATCAAACCAACCTCAACGCGGCCAGCCAGGGCACGAATTACGGGCTCACGTCGACCGGGCAGCTCGAGGGCGCGAACCTCACCACCGCCGGCAACACCGCGAACATTGACATGACCGCGGCGCAGCAGCAAGCGCAGCAGATCAACAACGCAGCTGCAGCTCGCGCGAGCGGCTATCTCGGCAAAAACCAGGCATACCAGGGAATTCTCTCGAGCGTCGGCGGCGCCGCCGGCTCGATCTTCCAGGGCTTGCAGGGCGGCGGCGGATTCTCTGACGTGATGAGTTCACTCGAGGGCGGGGGCTTCGTATAAACATGGGAACGATTCCAGCACCAAACATCGTTGCAGACATCGCTTCGGGGCAGAGCGCTTACAACAACACCTTGAACGAGTACCAGCGCGCCGCCGCGCTGCAGCGCGACTCTGCTGTTCAAGGGCAAGAGATGCAGCAGCGCGCGCAGCAGATGGAGATCCAGCGCCGCCAGCTGGCCGACCAGGACGCGCTCACGAAGACGCTCTCGCAGTACGATCCCGCGAAGCACACGATCGCCGACATCCCGAAGCTGATCACCTCGAACGGTGGATCCGGATCCGCTGCACTGCAGGCGCAGAACAGTCTCATCGCGCAGAAACAAAACTATTTGAAGCTCTCCGATGATCAGTTCGCGCAAGAGCAGAAGAAGGCCGACGCGATCCAGGGCGTGCACGACGAAGTCTCCGAGGCCGAGCCGCTCGACAAACAGAACGTTTACACGAATGGATTGAAGAAGCTCGCAGGCCTCGGCGTCGACGTCTCGCAAGAGCCGGCCGATTATCCTGGCGATCAGGAATTCGCTCGCCACTTGCCGGCGATCCGCCTGCACTCCGCGCTCGTCGCCGAAGCTGAGAAGGATCGCGAACTCACCACCAAAGAGCAGGAAGCGCAGAGCAAGGACTGGAAGGACTTCCCTGCCCTCGGCGTCGCGCTCAACACGCGCACCGGTGAGCAGAAGTCGGTCGGCGGCGGCGCCGCGATGTCGCCGCAAATGATGGAAGCGAAATACGTCGCGCTCGAACAGAAGAAGCTGCAGGGCCAGCCGCTCTCGAAAGAGGATGCGGCCTGGCACGACGCATACAAAAACATGAAGTCGATCGTACCGGTGGCGAATTTCAACCTGCAGAACGCCGGCGCCGCGGCCGACAACAATGGCAATCCATCGGAGATCGCGAAGGCGGTCGCCGAGAATCGCATGAAGTGGGGCGAGGCCGTCTCACCGCGCACGCCGCAGTCGGTGAAAAACGCGATCATGTCGCAGGTTTACCGGCTCAATCCCAACTACGACACCTCGGAATTCGGGCTCGAGACCGATGCCGCGAAGAAGGCGCGCTCGGGCGCGTGGGCAGACTCACGCCTGGCTTACAACACCGCGATCGATCACTCGAAGCAACTGCTCGATACGATCGACGCGCTCAACTCTGGCGACGTGAAGAAGCTCAACTCGCTGAAAAACTTTTTCAAAACCGAGTTCGGCTCGCCGGACGTGCCGACGTTCTCGGCAGTTGCAAACGCCTACAACCACGAAGTGACGTCGGTGATCTCCAAAAATCACATCACCGACGCCGAAGTCGAGGCGGGCCATGCCACGCTGCCCGACAACGCCAGCCCGCAGCAGCTGCGCGGCGTCGTCAACGCCTATAGCTCGCTCATGCAGTCGAAGCGCGACGAGCTAGACAAGATCATCAAGGCCGGCGCGGGGAAAAAAGCTGACGCGATCATCAACACGCAAGCGAACGAAGGCGGCGCCGGCGAAAAGTTCTCATTCAAGGCGCCGAACAACAAGATCTACCACTTCCCCACGCAGCAAGCGCTCGACGACTTCAAACGCGAAGCCGGAATTCAGTAGCCGATGGCTCTCGACACTCCGACTCTCACCTGGGAGCAGTACCAACAGCTTCCACCGGACCAGCGCCGACGTCCGCTCACCGCGGCCGAATATGCTGCACTCACGCGCCAGCAGCGCGTCGCCGCAGGCCTCGACGACGACGAAGAAGGCGCGCCGGCCGACTTCAACGGCCCGGTGTTTTCGAACCCGCAGCATATTCAGCCGCAGCTCGACACCGATCCGACGATGCCGGTCACGCGGCTGCCTAACGGCGTCTCGTTCCAGCGCCAGAATTTTTCCGGCTCGCCGCAGATGGACGTCTCAAACCCTGCGACGGCCGACGTCATGCCGACGATGGGCCGAGAGATCGCCGCGAAGACCGACGGCGCGCCGGTCGTCGATTACGACGCTTTGGCGCAGAAACACGGCGCGACGCCTGCGGTCGACTATGAAGCGCTGGCTGCAAAACACGGCGCCAGCAACGCCGACAATTCGAAAAAGGACGAACCAGGGATGCTCGATCGCGAGATCCCGCTCGACTCGACGCTGCACGCGACGGAGTCGGGCCTGCAATCGATCGGGCGCGGCCTGCGAGACGCTGCCAAGGGAAGCTATCAGACGATCATCAAGCCGCCCGAGACGCCGACCGAAGAGAAAATCGGCCTGCTCGGTCCGGTCGCGCTTCCGCTCTATCGCATGCTGCGAGGCGCCGGACACACCGCCAGCGATGCGACGCAGATCGTCGGCGCAGTTCACGACATCAACGCCTCGGCGGATCCGACCGGAACTTACCTCAAGGCCGCGCAGGAAACCGCGGGCCAGGGCGCCGGCCAGGCGCTGCTCGCGCTCGGGACCGAAGGCGCTGCTCGAGTGTTGCCGAAAATTCCCGAGGCGCTCGAGACGCCGGCCGGTCAAGGTGTGGCTGCAGGCGTGAAAGCCGCTGCCAAGAAACTTCCCGCCGCGGCCGTCAAACGGATCCCATACGTCGGGCCCGTCGCGACCGACGTCGCCGAGGCCGCTCGATCTGCCTACAAAGCAGCGCAAGCCGAAGACGCCGGCGTCATGCACTCTGAGCCGAGCGCCACACCGGAACAGCTCAATCCCGCTCTCGTTAGTCCCGCGCGCACGCTGCCGGGCCAGGTCGGCCGCGAAGTCGTGCGGCCGCCAGCTGCGCCAGTGAAGCTCGGCCCGCAGCGCCAGCTCGCGCTGCCACCTGCGGAAGTGATCGCCGACGACGTCGAGGGCGTTCCGAGCCAGCAAACCTCGACAGCCGGCGAGGTGCATGATGTTGAGTCGCCTGAACCCTCTGCGACTCCCACGGCGCGCGCAGCAGCTCCGTCGGCGACCTCCGCGGAAGCTGCAGCGCCGCCGGCGGCCGCAAAGCCAGCCACCGCGAAGGCACCACTCTCCGATCTGCAGAACCAGATCGAAAAAGCCCTCGGCGGAAAACCCCTGGCGCGCGGGATCCCGCTGAAAAATCAGACGCCGCTGCCGGAAGGTTTCACGCCGACACCCGACTCGTCGCTGCTCAAAGGTTACAAGTACGATCCGGCCGCGCAGGAATTCGAAGCAGTCCTAAAAAATGGCGAGCGCTACGCACACGGCCAGGTGACGCCGGACCAGTTCGAGCGCTTCGAGGCCGCAGACTCGCAGGGCTCGGCCTGGACGAAAGAGATCAAGCAAGGACCAGGGACTGTTCTCGTCCGAAAAAACGGCGTTCCCGTTGTGAAGCCGCGCACCGTCGTGTTCGATCCCGAGACCGGCGCGCCAGAATTCTCGGACGTGCTCGAGGCGAAGCCGAAGCCGGCCGCTGCAGCTCCGAAGGCCGCGGCGCCGAAGCCGGCCGCAAAACCCGCGCCAGTAGCCGCGGCCGACGAGGACGATCTCACCGCGCAGATGCAGCAGTCGCTCGGGCATGCGGAGAAGGGCGCCGTCTTCACGACGGCCTCGCCGAAAGATCTGCTCACTCGATGGGGCGTGGATCCTGAGAGCTTCGCCGAAGGGCGATCGCAAACGCGCGGGATGAACGCCGACGAATCCGCGGCCGCGATCAAAAAACTCACTGCAGCTTACAAAAAGGGCCAGCCGGTCGAGCCGCTGCTCGAGACCAGGGACGCTGATAACAACATCATCGAAGTCGATGGCAGAGGGCGGGCGCTGGCAGCGCACCGGGCAGGAGTCGATCGAATTCCGATTATCGTGCGACGGATGCCGGCGACGAAGTGAGCGAGATCTCGAAGCTCTCAAAGCGCGCGATCGTCGCCGCGGGCAAGAGCTTCGACATGGCTTTTACGCCGTCTTCGTTTTTCGAGTGGATCACAACGCGGCCGGCGAACTTCGTGCGCGCCAGGTAGCGCGCGATCTCTTTGCCGTTGCCGTGTTGCTTATCAGGAAAACCGGCGTCTTCCCACGAAAGATCGTGATCGAGAAACACCAGGTCGAACTGCTCCGTCGAGAGGATCTCGAGCGCGCGGTCGGCCGTCTTCGCGTCGCGCAGCACTGCAACGCCGCGCAGCTGCTGGCGGAACCAGAAAAGCCGCTCTTGAGTGTCGTCGAGAACGAAAACTCGCCAGTGTGAAGGGACGTTGAAAACCATGATTCATTTTAGTGTTCTGCGATCGCTTTACGAACGGCACCGAAGAGCCGCTCTAGTCGGCCTTTTCGGGCTATTACTCTGCGGTTACCTTCGTGCTCAAGTCGCCGTCGTCCTGGCGCCGGTGCCACAGCTGCAGTTTTTCGATCAGTCCGGCCGGCCGCTCTCGTTCGGCTGCGTCTTCGCCTACCAGGTCGGCACGACGACGCCGCTCGACACCTATACCGACGACACCGGCGGGACCAAAAACCCGAACCCGGTGATCCTGTCGGCCGGCGGATCCGCGAACATTTGGCTGCAGGCCGGTCTCGCCTACACGATCCGAGTGAAGGCGAGCGGCGGCTCGAACTGCTCTTCCGGCTCGACGCTCTACACCGTCGACGGCATCGGCGGCGGATCCACCGTATTGACGACGAACGTCACGTTCTCGTCGACTCCGACCTTCATCGATGCGGCGCAGATCCAGCTGTTTCTCTTGACGCTCACCGGCGACGCCACCGCGCAGCCGATGAGCTTCGTCGGTGTGACACCGCCAGGCCTGATCTATTTCCAGATCACACAGGACGGAGTCGGCAGCCACATTTTCAGCTGGCCGGCGAACACCGTCGGCGGCTGCACGATCGCGAGCGGCGCCGGCCTCACGACGACGCAGGCCTTCGTCTACAACGGCACCAACGCGACCGCGACGGGCCCATGTGTGACCGGCACTGGTCCGGCGATCACCGCGGGCGCGATCGTCGATAGCGGGCTTACGGCGAGTCTGCCGATCTGCACCGATGCGAATAAGCAGCTCACCTCGACCTGTTCCGGCCTGATCCCAAACTCAGCGCTGCAGCACTCGAGCGTCACCTATAACGGGCAGACGGTCGCGCTCGGATCCACTGGCAACGTCAACGCCGGATCTACCGCGCACGCGATCGCACTCAATCAGGGCGACGGAAACGCCATGACCGGCGTCACGCTCACGGTCGACCAGCTCGCCGTCGGCCGCACAACTGCGGATCCGGTCGCGACGTCGCTTTGCAATGGGACGCTGACCTACAACACGTCGACGCATGCCGTGAGTTGTCCCGTCGATCAGTTCGGCAACGTCGCCGGCTGCGTCTCGAACGGCTCGCCCTGCAACGTCACTTTGAGCTGGTCGACAAACTTCGCCGACACCAGCTACTTCGTCGTGTGCACTGGCCTCGGCCCGGTCACCGGAAATCCGCAAGCCGCCTTTTTCTATACCGGCACGAAGAGCGTCGGCAGCGTCGTGATCACGACAGACAACAGAGGCACGACGAACTCTGGCGGCTTCACCAGCTTCGATTGTCACGGTCACCACAACTAGAAAGGAAAAGAGTCCCATGAAACTTCGCTGTTTTGCCTTGTTGTGCGCGTTTGCAGTTTTCACGATCGGCTTCAGTCCTCCGAGTGAGGCGCAGGCTACCGCAGGGCCGTTTACCATCTCTTCTTCGTCTTCCCCTTGCGCGAGAATTTCCGTCACCGGACAGGGCTCGGTCGTCGCGAAGGTCTC